CAACATTTCACATTCTAATTGCGACGGGTGGCCGTCCTTCGTTGAAGAACTTACTCGACAGTTTGAAGGATGAACTCAGTGAAGGAGATGCGATTACTATTGTCTTTGATGGACCGGAAGCAAAAGCGAAATCAACCTATGAGAAGTCTTGGACGGAAGGGCATCGTGCGAAAATAAATAGTATTGAACAGAATCCAAATCTAGGTTTCTGGGGCCATGGAATCCGAAATAAGTATCAGGGAATCCTTGAACCGAAAACAACCTTCTTAATGAATGCGGACGATGACGACATTTATTTAGAAGGTGCGTTTAATAAACTACGTAGACTCTGTACAAAACAGGATACACTTTACATAGGAAAAATGGATTATGAGAATATACCGGGTAAACAAGTTCCTTCGCAAGCAAAAGAACTTATTCTTGGTGACATTGGAACACCGAATGGTATTATACCAATGAGCGTAGCGGCAAAGGGTGAATGGGGTCACAAATATGGAGGAGACTTTATGTATTATGATAGTCTTATTAAGACGGGTGTTCCATATGAGTTTCTTGATCTTACAATGTATCGCGTTTTCTAGGGTGTCCGTGATGCTTTTCGTTCTCGCCGAATCGTAAGTAGTAGAAGAGCATCTCTACGCTTCCGTAACTTTCGTCGGCGGATTAAATATAACTTTCGTTCAACCCAACTAAAGATCAGGCGAACACCGACGACACTTGCTGCGACCCCCCCTACAATCATCGCAACAGAAGTAGGATCCATTATAAACGGCCTAACTAGAGTTTAAGATAAACTCGCGCATAGAAAATCACAGTGAATAAAATACCACCCCATAGAGTATCTGCGATAGCAAATAATGGATCATATTTTTTAAGAATCGCCAGATTTGTAAAATCATAGACCGCATATACACCGACTCCAAGCGCAAAGGCATCCGTGGCCGATGCAGGAATGGTCGCGAGATATCCAAGTGCTAGATACACAATGATCGCAGGCACAGCCTTCATGGAAAGGGCAGATCCTTGAATTGCCCGTACCATCTCTCCAGCCCATGCTGAACTTGTATAAAGCCAGGGGATATCAACAACTAAAATAAGAACGGCCAAGACTAACACAGTTGTAAGTGTTGTGCGTTCAAACATAGTAGGTTGTTTCTTACTTTTACTAGGAAAATGTCTGCGTCTGCTCTTCATGTAGAGGCCTACGATTGGACATCTGAATCAATAGGATCTCGTATGTTTGTATTAGGTGATTTAAATGACGTAGTTCATGTCTTTCAACGAATCCAACAAGAACTTTTATTTAGAGGTCGTAAATGTCTAGTGCTTGTTGGTGATGATACCTTTACAGTAAGTCAAAGACTTTTGATTTTTCAGAAAAAATGGGATTTAATACTGAGAATCCGGGCGAATCCGGATTATTCAATTCTGGCGGCCTATTTACAAAACTCACCGAAACCGGTTTCTGTTCTTTGGTTGGGTTCAGAGATTCCGCCCGTTCTTTTACAAAAGTTCGAAAGCATTTATTGGATTTGCCAAAATGGATCTCTACCGGCAACCAAGGATGTCTATACTACATTTATTAGCCCGAGTCAAGCACCTTTCCGATACAAGGAATGGTTTCTTGCGCAGCATGCGACACAGGCACATGCTGTGCTTGAAAGTATTGAAGAGTTTCGAACAAAAAAGGCAGGGATTGTTCTACGGCCGAGTCGAACTGTAAACTGGTACGACGCGGATGTATCGGAAGGAATATCAGGTGAAATGACAATGCACGAAGTCTGTCAAATACTTAAATGGTGTACGGCGCAACTTGAAGGATCGGAATAGTCTTTACATCTTCTTGAAGAGCTTAAATGTGCCCTTCTTCGCAACATATCCCATCTTACGCAGCTTCTTAATAGCCTTCAGTCCCGCCGCGTGCTTACGGCGACTGACAATCTTACCCTTGTGGCGCATAAGATCCTTGCGCGTGAGGCCACCGGACGTATGCTTGGCCGTTCCGTGCCAGACTTGAGCCTTGCTGCCGGTCGTCGGCATTTTGCGGGTCATAGTACGCTTACCAACAGTAGTCATTTCTATATACTAGCCAAAGAAAAAAGCGCGCTTACTTTTTCTGGGCACGATACATGCTACCCAGCTCCTTCGCAACCTGAATGATTGACCATCCAGGGTGTTTACGCATAACCTCCTTGCGGTGCTTATTCGCAAAGGTCATGTACGGGTTCATCTTGCGCGTTCCCGACTTCCTTGAGCGCTTCTTCATCGTACGTTTGGCCATTGTATATTTATAGTATATATTTTACTAACCGGAGTTACATAGAAATCCTAGGCACCTTTCCTTCATGTATAAGCTGAATCAGTTGATTTATCTGTTTCCCATCATATACACCCGCAAAATGAACTAAAAAATCACCGGGTTCCCAAAGAGGTTCATCAGGCAGACCACGCAGGAACGCATTAAACTTCTTATGCTGCTTGGAAATCTGTATATGTTCACGGTCATTTGCATTATTTTCCATAAGTTTAATCATTGCCGCATTTTCCCACCAAATATGATATAAACAGTCGGTTTGTTCCCATACACGTGTCCAATAATCACGCGCCCATGCTGTATTTTTAAAGAGTATATTTCCAGAGTTTACATGTCCACAACTATCGTATGTCAGTAGTAAGTCACGTTTCGGATCCATTAAGGGAAGAATATGACTTTCAATGCGTAGTGAAGGATTTGTAATCAAGACATCCGCATCTGAAAGCCAGATAAGAGCACCTTCAGGAAGTCGTGAGAGATGATGAAGAATAAAAGGTACTTTTGACCATGCGATCGGTCGAGTTCGATCCCAGAAAGTTTCATCTCCTTGAATGTAGGTATATCCATGCTGCTTCGCATAGGCTACTTTTGACTGTAGAGCAGGCTCAAGTTCGCGCCGATAATCCTCGCCAATCACAAGTGTGAGGATAGTGATTGACATTCTTTAATAGATACATACAGAGATCTTAAATAGTTCGCCGGCAAAAATTTGAACCGCATAGGTACCCTATTTGACTCATACCTGGAATTAATGAATACTATGGCAAAGGAACGGTTTGAGTATGTGCGAGATGCGAACAACATGTATGTCTGTCCGCATTGTGATAAAGTAACTGAGAAGCAGAGTACAATGCATATGCATTATAAGGCTAAGCATTCGGGTGAACTTCCTCATGAATGTGCCACATGTCATCGTAGATTTTCACAGAAGCAGATTCTTGATCTACATATTCGTGCTCGGCACTTGGATACTCTTGAAGACAGAGATACCTTTGAGGTGTATGACTGCCCCCTGTGTCCATTTTCATCAAATAGTGTAGCAAATCGTATTATTCATTTTACGCGAAAGCATTGTAAGGAGTATGTCGATGATTTGAAAGACGGTACAGGAAATGAGATTTCATGTACCGAATGTCAGCGAACATTTAAGAGTTCAACGGCATTTTACTATCATGTTGCGAAGTGTCTCACTACAATGAATATTACTGTTCCTCATCTTGCCGAGGTCATGTAAACTTATCTACATTATTCATTTGATAGACGAGGCTATAGATATGATAGCCGGTGGCTCCAAATGCGAGCAGAAGCAACATCTCATAAAATGGAGTTGTTGTATTTTTTGCCATATAGCCAATATAGACTAAAAGAGGACCTATGAGAACTACATGGATAAGATTTACCCATAGATAAGGGGATGATGTCATAAATCGTGTATATGCTTTGTATCCATGATAAAGTGTTATAATGGATCCTAATACAAGAAATAGCGTAAAGACGGCATCGGGAACTGCCGTTCGTTCAAATCCTACGTAGAAGAAAAGAGGGGCTACTACAAATAAATGAAAGAGTGAAATAATCAGATGTGAGTTCATTTTAAGATTCTAAGTAAGTCACGGGTATTTTCTAAAGCGCCTTCCATCCAGGCTTGTTTTAACGAAAAACTTTCTCCACAGAGATAAAGATTTGGTATTTCCTTATATGGTTGTAAACTCTTTTTACTTTCCTCTACAGGATGATAGAGACCGGGTGTCCAATAGGTAGCACCTGATTCCCATGGATGAGATTTTACAATCACTGGATATGGGATCTCTCGAGTTGGAAAAAGTTTGCGGCATTCATCTGTAAGAATCTTTCCAAGTACCTGTTCTTCAATCGGCTTTGTACCTTTTGCGATATTTGACCATACAATCGAATCACCCGCATCCGTATAGGAAATCATGACCGTACCTAAGTCAGGTCGTACAGGTATGAAATATCGTAGCCGTGTTTTTGTAACAAACTTTGGTAAATCCTCAAACCAAAATCCGCCATTTTTATTCGGAGGAAACACAGCATAGATACGATGGAGTGGTTCCATTTTTAAATACTTTAATACTCGAAGTGGTTGAAAGATCGGGATTTTTCTGAGTGCATCCACGTGTAAAGCACAGATCACATGTTTTGACTGGATTTTTTTAAACTCTTTGTATTTATGTCCATTACCTAGGCCTAACCAGAGAGTTAGATCACCAGTATGTTCAGGTACAATATTCTCAAGTGTATGATGTGTATGTATCTGAACACCAAGTGATTTACATTCTTTTTCCATTGCGTTAATAAGAGTATCAAGTCCTTCTTTACAAATAGAGAATGCTTTATCTGTACCCATTTCTGCCATAAAACTCTGAATAGCTAGATCTGCTCGTAGTGTAAAGAGTTCAGCACGGTAGGGAAAAGGATCCGTAAATGCTCGAGCTTTTTTTACATCAAAAATCTTCTGTAGAACTTCAAAGAGTGTATGGGTTGCGAGAAACTCATCGGGAAGCATTTGAACATAGGGGAGCCAGGTTTGAAGACTATTGTCAAATGGATTTGGTACTAGAGGTGAACCATATGTTTCGACCCAACCTGTTTTGTCTAGAAGAGATATTTCATGGAGACCATATTCTTTAATAAGTCCTCGTATCATCAAATGACTCTTATGAATACGACCCGCTCCGATTTCCCATTGTAGATGATGATCGCGAAATGTTAAGACACGACCTCCAAGAACTCTGTATTTCTCAAACACGGAGATCTTTGCTTTTGAATGTTTTTTTGCGAGTTCGCGAGCACAATAAAGGCCTGCGATTCCCCCGCCGACTATCGCATAGTCGAGAGCCATCCTCTTCCTATTACTTTAAAATAGACTTTAACCATTCTTGAACCGCCTCAGTGTTCGAGTTTGATAAGGTGCCTGCGAGTTGACCACGTTGAATGGCTACAAAGGTGGGAATCGAGCGAGCGCCACAGTATCCAAGGGTATAGCTATTTTCATCGACATCACATTTATAAAAAGTGACTTGAGGAAAGGCACCTACAATCGCAGGTAGATTTAGACGCTTACAAGCACCACACCAGCTCGCAGTAAAATAGACAACTGCGTAAGTGGGAATTTGTTTCAAGCGTTCATCTTGCTGTTTCAATAAAAGTGCTTCAAAGAACTCATGATCCGGAAGGGGGGTCATCTGAGGTTGTTGGAGGGATGTCATCTTCTTTATTTTCATCTACGGGTTTTTTAACTGCCCAAAAGCGCATCACACTGAGGCCAACCGCACCGATTAAAATAACCGCAACGGTTCCGAAGAAAATCATAGAAGAGCTTGAACTTGGCTGCGTAGAATCAGGTGCGTCTTCGAAGAGATCAAATATATCTGGCAGTCCACCACCAACGAACGATTTACCGCGCGCGGGTTTTAGAGCCAGCTCACCTGGTGTAGCCGGCCGAGGCCCTTCTTTATTGAAAGCAGTGCCTGTTGGCTGAGAAAAGGCGGGAATAGGTTTTTGAGGTTTTAGAGCCAGCTCACCTGGTGTAGCCGGTCGAGGCCCGGCACTATTAAAAGTAGTGCCAGTTGGTACAGGCACCGTAGGAGCAACAGGCACAGTAGGAGCAAGAGGAGTACGAGGAGTGGGAGGCGCAGATAGACTTGATCCTGCACTTGCCGCCGCCGTAGGTAGAGCCGCAGCCGCACTTGCAGCTTTCACAGCAGGAACTACGGTTTTCTCAACCTGACATTTTGCGATACCAAGCATTTGCATGATGGGATTTAATATCGCACCAATAGGACCTAATATAAGAGGTATAAATCCTTCATTACTTTTCTTTTCATCATAGGCCTTCGGTTCCATTATATTTCCAGCGGCACCTGTTTCATCTAAACCAAAAAGGGTAGCAGGAAAGAAACGGGGGGTTCCTTCAAAGAAAATAGCCTTTGTATCATAAAATATCTTGATAAATGACCATAAACACCAGACAAGAGAAAATACGGCTAATATACCTGAAATCGTAAAGAGTAACATGGCGGTTCCACCCCAAAAATCACCCGCTACAAAGTTAGCAAATCCAAATGGAATCATAATGAGCGCACAGTAGAGCATAAAAAAGAGAGGATTTGGTCTCTTATCTTCTTCAGGAGCTGTATCACCTTCTTTATAAAAGATTCCAGCACCAAGACCCGTATACCCGTAAAATGGTAGTTTCAATCCATATTTTTCAACATCCTTCCATTCAGCAAAATATTGAACAATATCATGAATCCACCAAAATCCAAAGCCAAGTATATTTACGAAAAACTTGGCAAATGCTGTTCTAGGAGATCGAAGAAGTAAATGATCAAATCCAAAAAATCCTAAAAGGATCGTCATAAATCCATAAAGAAATGGAGATATTTGAGGTCCGCCCCATGTGGACCCGGCTGTATGTTTAAAAGAACCGAAGGTGTCCATCACTACTCAGTGTATGTCTTTGTAGTCGGGCAAACAATCCGCTGGTGGTGTAAATCCATTGTATCGGAGACGCATTACAAAATCGTGCGGAAAACATCGATTTTGAAAGAAGTATTTTAGAGTAAATCGGGGACCCATTTCGATACTCACTCGACCACTTGTCATTCTGAATCCGATCCGATCAAAACCAAGAAATGCAACTCGACCATTCGGTTGTAGAAAGAGTGTAAAATTCCATGCGGCAAAACCATTCTTCCACAGAGTGATCCAAAGAAAAGTAAGCTCATGACATAAAGTTTCATATAACTCTTCTGTCATATCGGGAGAACCATTGGGATTTCCCAAATAAATCGGCATTGACATATCGGTTTCATCAATCGTATAATCATTTATATTCATGCCTCGTATGACAGGAATATAAAGAACTGTATATTGTTCATCTGCGAGAATAAGTCGGCATAAACTATGAATGCGTGTTTGGGTAAGAATATCGTGTCCGCCATAACTTTCAAGTGTAGTTGTTGGGATTTGATCATCCATTATACATAAACTAAAATAGTTTACTCTTCTCAAATTTATATTGTGAATAAAACACCGCCGAAGCCATCCACTACACGAAGTACATTATGATTTTTTGCATAGACACGGATAGTACAGTTTTCACGTGTCGCAGTAGGAGGTGTTCCTGTGAGAGGTCCTGCTGACTGATTTGGAATGATTTGTAGGACAATCGTATCAATACGACTCGCATTCATACTTCCACTTGGCTGAAGTTCTTCAGGACGAAGAGCAAAACTATAACAATAAATAAAGTTATCATCGGGAATAACGGTGTGTCGTTGCCATGGTTGAACAAGCCGAAAATACGGAGCTTCTCTTGATTGAAAGCGATCAAATCCATCCAGTTGAAGCACAGCACTTGTTAGAAGATCCGTACGTGTATACGCAGGTTCAAGTACACTTTGACTACTAAAGTTAAACCATTCATGGTTGCTCACAGCAGATTGAGTTTGCATGACCCAGATAAACTCACGAATCGGGTGATTAAACTCAATCGGTACAGGAATATTTGTTGAGCTCGCAGGAACAGCAATCTGTGATGTATATTGAATCTGCTCAATAAGATACTCATGAGCTGTACTTACAAAACGACGACGCTCTTCAACATCTAAATAAACATAATCCCCCCAAAGTGTAACATCTGTTATACTTTCTGTTTTCACCGTTGTATCTGTACATTTTTCATTATTGTATGAAATCGGCCAGAACATTTCTTGAAGGGG